CACGCAGCCGAACGTCTGCGCAAGCTGCTTAGCCTGCGCGTCGGTCGGGTAGCATCGGAAGGTCCATCTCTGTTTCATGGCTTACATTATACCGGCGCATCCTGTAAGATGCAATGGAACGCTATCCCTCCCCGGCCTGAACGCCGGGGTTTCTCGCGGAGGATCCGATGACCGGATCGCTGGACATCATATACCAATCCCCCGGACCTATCGCGTCAGCTTTCGCGCGGTGCGAAACTCCGTGGCAGCTTATCGTCGGGCCGTTCGGATCGGGCAAATCGATCGCCTGCATCATGAAGATTCTGCGCTTGTGTGCCACACAGAATTTTTCACCGGATGGTATACGACGCTCACGATGGGCAGTTGTCCGTAACACCAACCAGCAATTGACGGACACCACGCTGAAATCGTGGCGTGAATGGATCATAGAAGGTCGAATGGGTGAATGGCATGAGGTGCGACGGACGTGGGTGTTGAAATTCAATGACATCGAGGCCGAGATCATGTTTCGTGCCCTGGATAAGCCGGAGGACAAGGCAAAGCTGTTGTCCATGGAGCTTACCGGCGCGTGGGTGAACGAGTTTCGTGAGGTGCCATTGGACCTTATGGGCGACCTGTACGACCGCACACGCCGCTTTCCTAACCCCAAGCGCGTAGGATCCAACTGGTACGGCATCATCGGCGATACAAACGCTCCTGTCGAGGGCGGTGACTACTATAAGATGTTCGAGCACGGTATGGACTTGAGTGTTACGCGGTACAATAGCGACTACTCACGCATCGTTACGACCCGTCCGGATGACCGAGACGTTAGCGAAGCGCCCTTTACCAGTGTATTCTGGCAGCCGAGTGGGGTGTCCCCGGTCGCGGAGAACATCAAGAACATGGCGCCGGGGTATTATGAGGACATGATCCGCAAGCCGAACACGTCACCGGATGGCGTGAACGTCTCAGTCCATGCAAAGTATGCAACCTCTCTATCGGGGATCGCTGTGTTCAAGAATAGTTACGAGCCGGATATCCATGAATCGACAACGCGCCTGGAGTTCAACCCGGAAGTTCCGCTTTTGGCTGGGATGGACTTTGGCCGGGACCCTTCGTTGGCATTCGGGCAGTTCAACCAGAAAGGGCAGTTCCAGATTCTGCGTGAGCTATGCATGAACAACATGTCGCTGTCACGGTTCCTGCCTGAACTCAAACGATTCATTTCCTATGAGTTCGGCGCCCCCACCCTCGCGATCTGCGGGGACCCGGCAGGGGATAACAACAACGGCCTCGTGGATTCAACGGCGTATAAGATGATGCGCGACGCCGGCTATCAGATGATCCTGCCACCTAACGGCAGGTCGAATCGTCTTGCGGATCGGTTGTCTGCGGTGGAGTACTTCCTATGCTCCCGCATTCCGGGTATGCTTATTGATCCATCCTGCGAGCTGATTATCCGTGCCTTCCGTGGGGGATATAAGTACAAGAAGGATGAAAGCCCCACGCCAGTCAAGGACCAGTACTCCCACCCAATGGACGCGGTTCAGTATTTGTGTCAATACGCGGCGTCTGGTAGATTGCCAAACATGAATAACGCTATCGATAACCCGATTGTTTTTTCTCGCGGCCCAGCCGATCGAGTAATGGGGTACTAAGCATGGATCCCTATTTCTATAGCAGGAACCTGAATTCTGTTCTTATCCAGTCTAAGTACGCAAACAACCCAATGGGTGTTGCGGTCCGTACAGGAGCCTTGGTTTCGGATATTCGTGTTGTGGTATCGGAAGATCCTCAATCTGAGAGTCGGATGCTCCCTGTCGGCAGCGTCGAATTTGTGCGGGCATCCCTGGAAACGCAAGGTGTGATCCCGCCAAAGCACATTGATTATCCGGACTGTCTGCACCCCTACCTACATCGCCGAATCAAAAAGACGGAAATGCGGTATGCTTCTCCTGATTCATGGGTGAAGCCTGCTAACGGCAAGGTGTTTGAACCCGGCCTGGTTAAAGATGTTATGGATACCCCATGGTCGTACCAGTATGAACCTGTTTGGGAGTCTGAAGCAGTAGAGTGGCTTTGCGAGTATCGGTACTATATTTGCGAAGGCATGGTTACGATGGTTGAAAGGTATGACCCAGACGGCGCTGACGATGCACCGAAGCCAGATGAGGCGGTTGTGGGGCGCATGGTCGCGGACTACGCGGTATCCCGCCAGGCCCCCGCTGGATTTTCCATGGATATAGGCGTACTCTCGACCGGGCAGACAGCTTTGGTAGAGGTAAATGACGGGTACGCATTGGGCCTATATGGGACCATCACTACAGCTAAGTCCAAAGTATACCTGGATCTGCTTGAGAAACGGTATCTTCAGATCGCTCGGCTATCCAGGCGACTTGCTATGGGGATTAAATAGTGGCTAAGGAATCACGTAAAGAAAAACTTGAGAAGCTCGGCAGCGCGCTGCGGGCGGAATTCGAGCGCATCAAGCGCGATCGGCTTCCACTGGAAGAACGGTGGTTGCGGTCGTACCGTCAATGGAAAGGGATCTACGACCCGGAGATCGAATGCGCGATTCCGGCGGATCGCAGCCACACCTACCCACGAGTCACCCGCGTAAAGGGCTTGCACCTTATTTCGCGCCTGATCGATCTTTCGTCCGAGCGCAATTTCGATATCGAACCGTCTCCGGTGCCGTCTATCCAGAACGATGATTTGGTGGAGATTGTTCAGCAGGTGCAGGGTGATCCGGATGCGATCGAGAAAGCGATCCATAAACTCGCTCGCGAGCGCGCGGACAACCTGAAGAATCGCGTGACGGACCAGCTTAAGGAAATGGATTATGAAGCCACGCTAAACCGTGTCATCAAAAGCGGGGTGATGTACGGGGTCGGTATCGCCTGCGGCCCCCTCACTAACTCCGTCACTCGCCGTAAATGGGAGATTGAACCGAGCAGCGGTCAATACGTTCCGGTGTATGAGAATGAGAACGTACCGGAATTCGAGTACGTTTCGATATGGGATTTCTACCCGGACATGAGTGCACCGAACATCCGGTCAATGGACAAGATGTTTCGGACTATTCGCCTGGCGCGCCACGATATCAGCAATCTGATTGATGACGACGATGAGGATTCCGTATACGAATCCGACACCATTCGTAAGTGGCTGGAAGAAAACCCGCACGGAAATTATGCCCGCCCAAATTACCAGAAGCAGATGGACGAGGATGAGGAGATCCGGGTAACCGATGGGGACTACTACGAGCTGGTCTCATTCTATGGTTACATGTCCGGTCAGGAACTGGAAGACCTTGGCTTTGATGTCCCGAAGCAGTCGCTCAGCACTTCTGCCCCACTGGAAGTTGTGCTGCTGGATGACAAGGTGATCAAGATTCGCACGTCTCCCTATCCGGTGGATGTGCCGTATTACCACATTTTTATTCTGGACCCTGACGATGATAGCCGGATTGTAGGAGAATCGTTCCCGGAGTCTGTGCGTGATTCTCAGATGGGGATCTGTGCCGCCGCGCGTCAGATCAGTGATAACTCCGCAGTCGTGTGTGGGCCTATGGTCGAGATCGATACACAGAAACTGCGTCCTGGATCGGACAAGACGCTGAAGAGTTTCCAGGTCTTTGAGCGCGAGAACAATTCACTTAACCAGGATGATAACCCCGCCATTCGTAATGTCTCGATCGATTCCCGAATCACGGAACTCCTCGCGGTCTACAATATGTGGAAGGATCTGATGGATGACGAATCCATGATCCCACCGGTTTCGATGGGGAATGTTCAGGGCGAAGCGATGCGCACGGTTGGAGGGGTCTCACAGATCGCCGGCGCAGCGAACATGACGTTGCGCAATATGCTGCGCTCCATCGATCGCTACACGGAATCTGTGATCAGTTCGCTGGTCGAATGGAACTATGAGTTCAAGCCGACTCGGGATATCCTTGGAGATACCACGGTGGTTATTGATAAGTCGATGTCCCTAGTGGCCAAGGAGATCCGGGGCATGCGCCTGATTGAGACGCTACAGTACCTCCCTGAGCGCATACGCGATATGCACGTGAAAGGTGGAGAACTTGCACGGCAGGTGTTCGATACCCAAGATATCAATTCCAAGAACCTTCTCAACACACCGGAGGAGGTTGCGCAATCTCAGCAGGCTCAGGCTGAAGCCGCCCAGGTTGCGCTTGAGCTTGACCGGGCACGAGCCAATAAGCTCAATGCTTCCGCGGAAGCGCAACGCGCCACTACTGCCATGCGCCTACAGAAACAGGAAGCGGATACTCTTCTCGCCGGCCGCAAGCAGGCATTCGAAGAACAGTCCGCGCAGAGCGACCGGGAGCTGGAGGCATCGAAAGTGCTCGGGGATCTTGCCAAGGCGCGTATGAACGAGGGATCCTAAGTGTTACCGAATAATTTGCTACATCCGCAGTTGACGCGGGAAGACCTGTTTTCGATCCGCACCGACCCCGCCATGGGGATCATGATCAAGTGGCTCCGCATGCGGGAAACTGAGATTGAGAACATGATTAACAAAGTCAAGGACAATGAGCTAGACCGTGCCAATGGATTGATCATTCGGTTACGGGAGGTTCGTTACCACTTGGATTGTATTTTGAGACATCCTGACGGAGATCGTGATGAGTGAAAAAGTAGACGACATCCAGCCTGAAGAAGGTGAAATGGATAGCGCAGCGATTTGGGCGGAAGTAACCGAAATGCCAGCACCGGACTCAAATGAGGACGACGTGGGTGCTGAGGACGACGGTGACCTTGGCGAGGAAGAGAGTGCCGATGCTGAGGGTGACGAGCCGGATGAGGAAGAAAGTGGCAACACTGAAGGCGACGAGCCGGACGAGGAAGAAGGCACCGACGCTGAAGGCGATGATGCTATTTCGCGTTTGCAGGAGACTGTCGATAAGCTGAAGCAGCAACTGGAAGGGAAGGGCGAGGATAAGCCAAAAGAGAAGGACCCCGCCCCGAAGGAAGAGTTCGTTGATCCATATGACCGACTTGATAACAAGAGCAAGGAAGTTCTTCAGAAGTTCGAGGAGGACTATCCCGAGGTCAAGGACGCTTTCCAGTTATCGATGGGCATGGCCTTCGAGCGCCTGATCCACCACCAGAGCAAGGAACAGACGGCGCTTGTTAACCAGATCAACAAGGTTCTGGCCCCGTTGCTGGAGATGCAGAACGAGTACAAGTCTGAGCGCGAAGAACGCCGTACCCGTACCGAAGTACCGGAGTATGACAAGGTTACCGAATGGATTGGCAAACAACCAAAGGTCGTTCAGAAAGCGTATACTGATGCTATGAAAGCAGGCGGTGATGACAGAAAGGAGGTGATTGAATTGTTCCGTAAATCGAGCGAGAAACAATCAACCAAAGAAAAGGAGCGGTCTATCAAGGCAATGGCGCCGGTGAAGAGTCGTCGGGTTCCAGAGCCGGAAGAGAAAGGCAAAGCTGAGGATAACATGTCACACGATGAACTATGGAAGCGCATCACCATGAGCAAACCCAAGCGCTAGACATCTTCAAGGAGTTCTGCTAAGTTAGAAGGAATTAAATTCATTTACATCAAATTACCGGTATCCGGTAAAACTGGAAGCCCCCTACACCAACGGGGGCTTTTTTGTGCCCATAAGCAATTTATTGACAATACCTATTTTGCTATTGACTCTCTATTAAGCCTGCGCTAGGTTCCAGCCGTCCGGGACTTTCCGTAATTTTTAAAAGGAGACATGCAAATGGCTACCGGGACAACCAAGTACAGCGACCTAAGTGTCCGCAACACCGTTTATTCTCAAAAGAAGATGCTTGAGACCCCGCAGCCGATGCTGATCCTGGAGGCTCTTGCAACTCATTTCACCGTTCCTTTGAACTCTACTCGCGTAGCGTCGTGGGTTCGCGCTGATGCTCTTCCGCTGGCCACCACGCCGGTTGTCGAAGGTGTCGTGCCCTCCGCTACCAAGTTCACGACTCAGAAAATTGAGTCTACCTTGAAGCAGTACATCGGCCTCGTGAGCGTCACCGACGTTCTGGCCGATACCCATGAAGATGGCAACCTGATGGCTCTCATGGAGCAAATGGGTTACCAGCTTGGCAACACGGTCGAAGCGATCCGTTTCGGCGAGTTTGTTTCCGGCACCAACAAGATGCAGACCAACGGCACCAACCGGTCTGACATCAACACCGAACTGAATCGCACGGTTATCCGTAAGGCGATCCGTTCGCTGAAGTTGCAGAAAGCCAAGCCGATCAGTCGTATGGTTGCCCCTTCGGTCAACTACGCCACGACCCCGGTCAGCCCTGCCTACGTGGGTGTTGCCCACACCAGTGCTGAAATGGACATCCGCAACATGGGCGGTTTCTCCCCCGTGGAAAACTACGCGAATGAAGCGAACATGTTCCCTGGTGAGATTGGCCGTGTGGATGCGGTCCGCTTTGTGATCTCCACCGAAGTGCCCTTCTGGGCCAATGCCGGCGCTGCCTTGGGTGGCACGGGTATGCTTTCCACTGGCGGTTCCAACATTGACGTGTACCCGCTCCTGATCGTTGGGATGGATTCCCTTGGTGTTGTGTCCTTGAAAGGCCCCAATGCTGCAACGCCTTACCTGTTCAACCCGGTACCCTCTGCGGGTAACCCGACGGGTCAGGTGGGCCACGCGGTGTGGAAGCTTTGGACGACCGCACTGATCCTTAACCAAGCGCATGTTGTCCGTGTGGAGCATGCGATCAAGCAAGACCCGGCCTAATAGGAGAATGTGACATGGCTTCGACTGATGGACTTCCGCGTATGGTCACTGGCTCCATTACTGGAACCGGTGCATCTTTGATGGTCTCGCTGGGCTTCGTGCCCAGTCGAGTGGATGTATTCAACATCGCAACTGCTGGACGGCTTGAGTGGATGGACACCATGCCCAGCGCATCTGCGATCAAGACGGTTACTGCTGGAACGCAGACCTACATTACCAGCAATGGTATCACCCCGGTTGAGACCAGCACCTCCGGCCAGGGATTCCTGATCGGCGCCGACGCCGTGAACGGATCTGGTAATACCTTGGTATATTTTGCTGTAGGGAATTGATCCCCGCGTTTGGGGCCGGTAACACGGCCCCCTTTTTCCAACCTCTCGGAGTTTTAAAATGACCGACAATCAAGAAGTTCAACAGAGCCGTCGCGGGCGCAAACCGGCAAATGTTGCCCGAGCAGACGATGAGCGTACCCAATACCTGAAGGCGAAATACGGCAGCCGTTGGTATCGTTACGACAAGGTACGGGTTATTGTGAATCATGGCTCACGCCCTGATCTCACGCAAGAGTTTTTTGGGTTCGATGATCTTCACTACCTGATCCGCATGAATGAAGAAGCAGTCATCCCACGGGTGATTTACGACATGATCATGGATTGCAAGAAGATTGATTTTGTTCAGGCCCCCGCTGATCCAAGCAACCCTTCCGCTATCCAGCCTATCAATGAGATCGTGCGACCGGTCTGGAACGTGCAGTTTCTTGGCGAAGAGGATCTTCCCGAGTGAACCTTGGCGAGCTGATCACAACCACACGGGAATACCTGGACGATATCGATGCTTACAGCCCCGATAACGATGACCTTTTGTTCTCCGATGCACAGATCACTCGCCAACTGAACCGCGCTCAAGAGCGCTTTTGTGAACTCACCGGGCATCTTCTCGGTGAGTTTTCTATTTCTGTGGTTGCGGATGTGAGCGATTACGAACTCCCGTCCGGGACCATCGCGGTAAAGAACGTGAAGTTCAACGACCGCTATATACCGCGTTACGGCCTGCATGGCCTGACGGGTAACTACGAAGGTAGCGTTATTGGCTACGAGACTGATATCCAGGGGTTTCAGCTACTGCGCCTTGTCGGTAAGCCAGCCGCCACGGATACCCTGCGTGTTCATGTGCAGCGCTACCCCCAGGTTGCTCTGGTGGTTGATGGCGATGTACCGGAGATCCCAGCCCAATGGCACATCAGTCTGTGCGACTACGCCACTGCGAAGTTGCTGCGCAATGCGAACCAGGACACCAATGACTCCAGCAAGGCGAACCAGTTCATGAACAGCTTCATGTCCGATATCCAGGACGCCAGGAGCCAGTTTCACAGTTTCGCTGAGACCGGCGTCCGGTTCGGTAGCGTAGCCACATGGATTCGCAAGGGTGGCTGGGGGTGAGGGATGTACACAACCGACCCTAATACAACGTTCAAGTATACCGGTTTCAACGGAATCAATGATCAGGCAGCGCAGCACTCAGTCCCAACGGGCGAGGGCGAGGTAGACCTGACCGCTGCGATCAATGTGGATATTGATCGTTACAAGAAGCTGTTCCGCCGGCAGGGGTTTACGGCTGTTTACAACGGCACGAACATCCGGTGCCTCACGCCCTTCGAGGGTGGACTCATGTTCGCGGATGGCGCGGAACTCAAGCACCGCTCCAGTACAGGGGTAGTGAACACGGTGCACAGTCTTCTGGCCCAAACCGATACGATCTGTATGGCTGAAGTGAACGGGGATATGGTTGTATCGGACGGGCAGGAAATCTGGACGGTTGCACCGGATCTTAGCTATCGGATTCTTGGGGTAAACCCCCCAGCTACGGAGCCGAATGTTTCAGCATCGTCGGGGGGCAGCGTACCGCAGGGCGTGTACCTTGTTGCAGTCACGATGATATCCGCGACCGGAGAGGAATCCGGCGCACCGTTTGTAACGGAAGTTGAATTGACCGACCGAGGCTCGATCCAGGTTTCGAACATGCCCAATAGTGAAGGGTCGGTCAAGAAGAATGTGTACGTCGGAGTAGGGGATAGCCTGTTCCTCGAAGCTACTGTATCTGGGGCGTCGGTAACGATAAGCAGTCTGGTCGGCGGGCGTGTGTTGCAGTTCCAGCATAAGACCCGCACACCACCGGGTACGCACATGGTACATACAAAAGGGCGCCTGTTCATCGCGGATGGTAACGTCCTGTGGTACAGCGAACCGTTGGATTACGGCAAGTGCGATATGCGCAGTGGGTTCATCGTGTTCCCTGAACCGATTACGATGCTCACCGAGCGCCTGTTTATCGCAACGGATTCGAATACCTACTGGTTGCGCGGAGACAACCCGGATCAACTTGTTCTGCTGGAGATCCTGAAATATGGAACACCCAAGACCAAGGCAGCCGAAGTCGAGGGTAGTTACCTTGGTGATACGGGTGGCCGGGTAGAAGTTTGGCAGAGCAATCGCGGGATTTGTATTGGCGCCGAGGACGGTAGCATTGTCAACATTACGGACAAGAAAGTGGCCATGCCAAAATATGATAATGCAGCGACCATTTTCCGCCGAGATCGTGGTATAAATCAGGTTATCGCAACGGGCCGAAAAAGCGGTAATATTGATAGTGGCCGGATGCGTTCGGAGTTCACCGTTACGGTGATAAAAAACAACGGCAATACCGACGTTGTTGACATTATCGAGTAAGGCTTTCGTCAACTAATAGGAGACTGACATGAAAGTTTTTAAAGAGCTGGCGAAAGCGGTTCGTCGTTTCGCCTTTGAGTTCACCGACGAAGGGCACGTTTATTTCCCGGAGTCCAAGCTGCTGCGCATGGGGGTGTTCACCCCGAAATTGATTGCTCCAGATGGAACGATTGTTGAGGAACTTCCGCTGGCGCACAATCGTACCGTGATGGAGGGGCGTAACCACCAGCTTGATGTTGTGTTCCATGGAGGCACCCCGGTAACCACTTGGTATCTTGGTGTGTTCGAGGGGAACTACACCCCGCTGGATACGGATACGGCTGCTACATTCCCTGGGTCGTCTACGGAATGCACGGCCTATGATGAAGCAACCCGCGTTGCCTTTGTCGAAGGCGCTGCATCGGGCGGTATCATCAGCAACGCCGGCAATGAAGCCGTGTTCACGTTCAATGCCAACAAGACGATCTACGGTGGCTTCCTGATTTCCTCGTCCGCGAAGGGAGCAACGACCGGTGTGCTGATGAGCGCTGCCCGGTTCAGCCCAAGCCGTGTGGTTGAGCCTCTGTTCTCCCTACAGATCGGGTACAACATCAGCCTTGTCGATGCCTAAATGGCCTTGCACAAGATCCTGCTCGGTGACCAGGGGGCCGCCTCACGGTGGCTCCCTTTTGCTATCGCGCAGCTATATGCTTGCCCGGAGGGCGCAAAGGTCAGCACGTCCCCAGCACCGGGGGTAGAGATCACCCTTACCCGTCTGCGCGGGCAGGATACGGTCCAGATCAAAGCAGGAGGGGACCCTGATTTTGTCATCCTCGATAACGTCAACCCCAATACGGCGTTTACCATCCCGCAGCAATTCATCCCCAATAACCCGAACCTTCAACCGGAGGGTACAACCAACGCGCTCTCCAGCCGACTGTATGCGCTTGGCGATTTCAGGCTACTCTCATCGAGTGGCCAGGGGCTACAGAATGATATGACCAATCCCTATATCGAGAACATCGATACGTGGGGTTGGGAAGGGACATGGTTCTACCCGATCAATCGCTTTCAGATTACGACAGCTCCGGCTACGTCGCCTTTCACGATCCGTGACCCGACCCCCGTGGTGGACTGCTACTACAAACCAACCCCGACCTCCGAGCCGGTAAAGCGCATTGTTGCAATCCAGAGCGAGGATAGCCATGCCACCCCGATCAACCCCGGCCAGGTGCACTATTCAGATGACCTAGGGGCAACATGGACAACCAACCCGTACCCTGCCGCGCCTGTCGCGAACGGAGCCTGGTTCGCGCATCGCCTTGAACGGGTCGATATCGATAAGCTGATGTATTCGGTTTACCTATTCAACCGGGCCTCGGGGCTGCCTACGCAGAAGCTCTATTTCCTTGTTGGTGGATCTGGAGCAACGGCATGGGGGCAGGCGAGTGTCTTTCAGCCGGCCACGCCTTCCTTGATATCCTCGGCGTCGTTCCATCCAGGAAACGCCGAAGGTATCGTGAACGGATTGGCGAATGTCATACGGGTTCCAGCGACTCCGGGTTCGAGGTTTCTGCGCACGATCAGGTCAACGGATAGCTGCACAACGTTTACCTATGCGGATGTGACTTCACCTTCAACGCACATTGATCAGAGTACAGGGCCATTTATCCTGCGCATACACACAGATCCACAGGATAAAGATACCTACGCAGCGGTATGGATTCTGCGGCCACCGTTTAACCAGGGCGGGGGTATTGTGAACACCTACATTCACCTCGCTTACACAACCGACAACGGCTTATCGTGGCAGTTATCGCCTGAATTTGAAGTGCAAGCCGAAGCAAGCGAAAGCAGTTTCATACTGGATAGCCACGGATTCTATAACGGTAGTTTCTATTTTTACGCCGGAGCCAAAGGTTCAGGATTGAAGCGCCTTTACTTCACCGACGATCTGGGTTTGACGTGGAGCTACACCACGCATTCTGAATTTACTGGTCGCGGATTGTCGAGTTCTGTACAATGTTTCAAGAACCGTCTAGCTTACCCTCATCGGAGTGACATGCTTTGAGCAACCCGAACCAGCAGCAAACAATTTGCTACAACGGCGTGTGCCGCGTAAAGGGCATGGGCGATGACCCGTTTGTTTACGACAGTGGGGGCAACGTCGTCGGGGTGGCGACTTACGGTACACTAGGCTCCACGGCCCCGCCGCCCACGGCTGGTGGAACCTCGGGCTTTGGCGGATCGCCCACGGTTTACTACCCCGCCGATCCGGTCCCCCCGCCAGCAGTAGGGGTTCCGTCGCCCCCGGCACTGGTCGCCATCACGGCACCGCCGACCGGCTATGTTCGTATGGACGAGGGGTTCTTTGGAAGCGACGGTGAACTGTACGAAACAGGCTGGTTGTCTCCGAATCAAGTGACCCATCGCCTCCCCAGTGGTAACAACTGGAGCGGATTGGCTGAGGCTTCTGCGACGGACACCTACATGGC